TGGTGGTGTTAAATAGAGGAAAGGTTTTTGTTCAAAAATAATAAAGAAAGAGGGTATAACTTTGCTTCCTGAATTGAGTAGAAGGCTTGGAAAGGTTATGAGCGCTCCGTCAATGCTAGGACTAACGCTTGAAGAAAGAGAACGATTTATTCATGCAGTAGAAAAGGCGGAAAAGTTCACGGATTTAGGGATTAAGGAGCAGTCCATGATTTTGCGGGCTGAGAGAGAAATAGAATTGTTAAAAAAACAATGGAAGCAAAAATACAGAAGGTAAGGCATTCCAGGTAATTAAGAAACTACAAGCTGAGGAAGACAGGAAATGGGGAAAAGTGGCCGTACAAAAAGGTATTTGTCCATTCCCAGATAGTTGCAATAAAAGAGAGTTTTGCACGAACGACAGATGCAGTGCTGATGTTTGCTCTAATGGCTATGCTTACTGTATGAGTTGATTGTTTGTATAAAGCTATGAGAAGAAGGAGGTGAAAAGAGTGCCGGAAAAGTTCACGATTACTGATACAGTCAGCACTGCCGATTGGGGAAGTGTAGACAAATCCCGCATTTGGGGGATGCTAAAACAAGGCATTGAAGAAGGCACAGAAGGCATAGCGGCGGCTGTACGTGAGGTTTACGCAGTCGTTAAAGCACCGGTCAACGGAGACCTTACACAAGATGACGTTTGGGGTCCTCATCATGAAATCAGAGATGATGGACGAATTGTCCTCAACCGTGCTGGCCTCATTGCCGCAGCTGCTGCACTTGCCGGGGCGCGAAGCGAGCCGAACCTGACACCGCAACAAAGGCGTCAGGCAGCAAGGCATCTGCTAAGACACTACCGGGAACTTGAACTTGAACCACCGGAATCCCTAACAGAAGTTGTGGGGGAAATCTCTTCCGTACAGGCTGTTATCTCCGGGGAAATGCGGGTCGAGGATGTTCCACTAGCTCCTTGGGCGGACTTGAATACATTGAAAGCGGGAGATTCTGAACCGATGGAGGTCGTGGTAGAAATCCCGGCGGGCAAATCAAGGCGGGGTTGGAATTATACACCTGAAGCCTTGAAAGCTATCGTAGGAGAAGTTATGTCACAAGGACTTCCTGGATTCCTCGGACATCAAAAGCCCGAAAACATTGACTATGAATTTCCCACTCCCGTAACTCATTGGGTAGGGGCGTTATGGAAAGACGGGAAAGCGTATTTCCGTGGAGTAATCGACAAAGCGGCATCTGACCTTAAGCGTTGGATTAAAGCGAAAGCCATTCGTCAAGTTAGTATCTATGGCGTACCGAAACTTCAGAAGGTCAACGGAGAAACGCATGTAGTAGACTATAAACCACTTTCCATTGACTGGACACCGTTGAATCGAGCTGGTATGCCTACATCAGTAGTTGCTATCGGCGAGATGGATGAAATTCTGTCGACCGATATGGTTGATGGAGAAATGAAAGAAAATATCGGAGGTGAACAAAAAACTATGAATTGGAAGGAACTTGTCGGACAGCTTAAAACCATGCTGGACAACAAAGAAGTGACGTTGGGACAGGTGATCGGAGAGATGAGTCTCACGGCCCAGGCGGTGGCTGGCGAGATGGCTGACGTCAAGACGGCCATGGATGCCGCGGCCACGCTGGAGCAGGTGCGCGAGGCGCTAGGCGTATCTGGCGAGATGGACGTTGTCCAGGCAGCCAAGACCGCTGCCGAGGCCGTGACCGCTCAGGCTGAAGCGACTCATGATGCCATGGTGGATGAGGCCATCAGCGAAAAGGTGAAGGGCGAGATGGCACAGGATCTGGTTAAGCGAATGCTCATTGTTCCGGTGGGTGCCACCAAGGAGCAGGTTGCTGGCGAGATCGACAAGCTGCTTGCTGACGAGAAGATCAAGAGCGCGCTCAGTAAGCTCTACACGGACGGGCCGGTGCCCAAGGGCGGCAGCGGGTCTGAACCGTCCAGGCAGTACACTCGCGTTACGCGTATTGCCATATAAGGATCACAGAAACGGGGGAGGAATCGAGGATGTACACAGGACAGCCCGTCCCGAGCACCACATATCAGCAGGCTCGGGCAAAAGTTAGTGATGGGAACAGCGTGCGGGTTAGTGTGCCCGCAAACTCCGGAGAAATCACGGCGGGGACTCTTTGCTACTGCGACGGTTTCCTCGGGGTAGCAATGGCGAATCTGGCCAACGACGCAGAGAAAGCTCAGGACTTGATTCTGCAGATCGAGCTTGCGGAGTATGAAACCGACCAGATCGACGAGGCCCAAGACTTTGCACGAGGCACCAAGATCTACTGGGATGACTCCGCCAAGAAGCTCACGGAGACACCCACACCCGTGCCCGCGGGTGTAGTCACTGTGGCCAAGGACGCAAACAACGTCATTTGGTTCCGGCTTGTGCCCGGCATCATCAACGTGGCAGCTAACGTCGCATGCGCTGAGGCTGCTACCGCTGAAGAGGTGCGCACGGCGCTCAGGGCACTGCTGGCTGCACTCCAGGCTGCTGGCCTGATGGCAGCGGCGGACGGCGGGGAGTAATCACACGGAATTGAACTGGAGGGACTGCGAATGAAGATCATAAACATGGAGTCGGCTCTCAGGGAGCGCCGAAACCAGCTCATCAAGGCGGGCACTTTCGAGGAGAAGGTCCCTGTCGTGTATGGTGAGTATCGTTCGGATAACCCTGCATATGTAACCAAGCGATTCGTCAACGGCGAGATGGAGTGCCTAGATCCGATTAGGCCCGTAGGCGAGATGATCACCACGGCAGCCGGTCGGCAGGAGTTGCTGCAGAAGGCTGTGCTCAATGTCGAGCTGGGGCGCGAGCGAATACCGCTGCTCTATCAGCCGATATATGAGGTGCAGGAGGACAAGAACTTCCCCGAGGTATTCGATGCCCCCTGGGCTCAGCATGGCGTGGTGGTATTCCTCGAACACGCGGAAGGCGAGGAAGTTCGATTCGGCCACATTCAGGCTGAGAAGGGCCCCACAGCCCGCATCGTGACCTACGCTGCAGGGTTTGAGTACACCGAGAAGATGGTCAAGTTCAATCAGACATTCGGCATGACCGAGCTGGAACGCGCATTCGGCGAGGCATATAATGCTCTGCTCAACCACATACACCTGGGTCCGTTCATGGTTCCGACTTATGCGGATGCCAATAAGACCGCTCCGGTGTACGTGGATGCGGAAGGCACTCCTCTCAAGAACGCCACGGGGGCCCACCCGGCGTTGTCGCTGCGTGAGACCATCAAGAAGGCGCTGGCCGATGCGCGGAAGGCCAAACGGCCCGGCAGCATATTGCTCGTTGCCGGCGAGAACGAGATCCCGATCCAAGAGGCGCTCAGTCGTCTCTGGGTGCGCGGCACCGACTACCAGGCCATCGGCGGCATCGATGCGATGATCGCCTATGATGGATGGGAGGTCACGGTCGGCAAGAAGGATTTCCGTTACGGTGGAGTGCCTGCAAACAAGGCATACCTGATTCGTCCGAAGCGCGGGTTCAAGGAACTCATCAAGGAGGATCTCATAATCGACGCCGGCGACGGCGACATCAGCCGCCTGGTCGAGTCGCAGCTCGTGGGCAGGGCGTATCGGGGCACGTACTGTGCAATAACAGAGAACGTCCAGGAGATCACGCTGCCGAGCTTCAGTTAAGGGGTGATCGAGCATGACCCCTACCCCAGAACTGAGAACCAGGCTGCGCAAGCTCCTAGATGAGCGGATCCCGGAAAGCGGCCGTGACACCGATACGCGCCTGCTCGATGAGGATCTAGATGAGATCCTGCTAGAGTCGGCCAACGTGTTTGCGGCCGCCGCCATGGGATGGACCATGAAGGCCGGGATGCTCCAGTCGGAGATGGGCGACGTTGAGAGGCTGACACTGGGCCAGGAGACTGAGCAGTTAGTGTCGCTCAGGGATCGGCTGACCTACGCCCTGGGCATGGCCGACAAGTATGCCGCGATGGCGAAGGCCTCAGGGCCGGGCAGCATGATGCTGCGGGCAAAGCCTGCTGAGGAGTGGCGCCCATGAACGTAGCACAGGCCAGACGGAACGTAGAGCGTCAGATCGCGCGCAACCCCACAAACATCGTGATCAAGCGAACACAAGAGGTGGACGACGGGGCCGGAGGTTCCTACCGCGAGACGGTGGAGCTGCCGGCCCAAACTGTGCGCATCTTCATGAGCAGCATGCAGGCACAGACTGTGAGCAAGGTCGGTGGGCAGATCCAGACACAGCGGTGGGGGTTGCTAGCGACATGGGACGCAGACATAGCTACGGGCGACGAGTTTCAGGTGCGTGAGTGGGTGTTTCTGTCGCCAACGTTCCCTGTATACGCCATTATCCTCACTGGCGAGGTGGATGGCCGGCGCTTCACCGTGCGCACTGTTAGCCCGGCCAGCACAGACGGGGCGGTTACAGCGATACACGCCGATCTCGAGGAGGTGAGCTGACGCCATGCCGGGGCTCGATAACGTGATAGGCAACCTCCAGGGATACGAGGACCGAATGCGGACGGCGCTCCATGGGCTAGGGATGCAGACTGCCGCGCAGATGGAGGCCTACGCCAAGCAGAACGCGCCGTGGCAAGACCAGACCGGACACGCACGCCAGGGTCTGTTCGGCGAGGTACTGGAGGAGGACGGCAAGCTCAAGATCCGTATTGCCCACACTGAGGAATACGGCGTGTATCTGGAGCTAAGCCGCAAGGGCCGGCGGCCGATCTTGGAGCCCACGGCGCAGAAGTTCGCGCCTGAGTTCTACGACGCGGCCAAGGAGTTGCTGACCAAATGAGGGCGACGCTTTACAAGCATCTCACTGACAACTGCACCACTGTGCGCGTCTGGAAGCAGCCGCATCAGCCGGCCAAGGACACGCCCAAACCCTACGGCGTGATCGAGATAGGCGAGGAGACCCCAGCGCCGTTCAACCGGGCGGGGCGCTTCCAGCTCGTGTCCATCTGGTTGTATTTCGCCGAGGGCAGCTTCGTGCCCGTGGATGCGGCTGTCGACGAGGTCAAGCGGCTTCTGCACAACGCGGAGCTTACGGGGACCAACGGGCGCAGGTTCGCGCTCGAGTGGGACCAGACGATGCGCGACTACTACGACCCCGACCTGCAGGCGGTCGGGAAGCGAATCGATTTCAGAATTCCACGCGGAGGGTGATAAACAATGGCAGACAATGTGTACGGCGTGAAACTCGTCGTGCTCACGGAGCTCAACCAGGACGGCTCCACCAAGGCCGATGGCAAGGTTATCAGGATCGCGACGCCGCAGGAGGTTTCCTACTCGCCCAACATCAAGGAAGGCGCAGAGACTGAGCTTCGCGGCGGGGACAAGCTGATCGCGACAGTGAAGGACGAAGACGAGCTTACCTCGATCACGGCCACATTCAAGGACGCCAAGCTCGACATCGAGGCCATGGCGATGATCGGCGGGGGCACTGTGACGGGAACCGGAGAGACGGCGAAGTACGCCGCGCCCAAGATGGGCGACAACGTGCGGACTCCGTTCAAGGCAGAGATCTACTCGGCTCGCTATGCCGATGGCCCCAACACCGCCGGCGACATCGCGGGGTACACCAAGGTGACCCTGAATTACGCGAAGGGCAAGATCCCGTCCTTTGCGCAGACTGACAAGGCGTTCGCTGTGCCGTCCTATACAATCGTTGGGACCGACAACCGCGCTCAGAACCTCTCCTGCTACAGCATCGAGCGCGTGGCCTCGTTGCCTACCGCGGGGTAGTTCGGCAGTCCAGACAGCCATAAGGAGGCATCCACATGAACCAGACTCGTAAACCGATCACCGCCGAGGAGTTCCTCGGCAAGGCTACACAGATCATCGACATACACGGCTGGGAGCCCGGCGAGACCATCCCTGTGAAGGTCCGCCGGGTTTCTATGACGAGCCTGATCGCAAGCGGGCAGGTGCCCAATACGTTGCTCAAGCACGCCTATAGCGACGCCGACGAATTCGTAGCAGTTGCGCGGGATGACACTGATACTACGGCGCAAGCCGTTGCGATGATCGACGCTGTGGCCCGGGCTGTGCTCTTGGAACCTTCGTGGGATGAGGTTGGAGAGTTTCTGACTGATGAGCAGAAGATCGACCTCTTTAACTACGCGCAGGGAGGGCTAGTGGCCCTCGAATCCTTTCGCCCAGGACAGGGGACTGGTGCTGAGACTGGCGGTAGTGGCGAAGGAGTTCAGCCGGCGACCGAGTGACTACATCACAGGGCTGGGCGAGTACGAGGCGTTCTGCATGGACGAGCTCTGCGCCCACTCGCTGATGCAGCTGCGCGAGCAAGCGCGGCAGGAAGCTGAAGCCCGAGCCAAGGGCGGACGGCCTACCGAGCCAGTGCAACAGGGGCCGGTTTCGCTAGAGTGGTTGGAGGAGTATCAGAACAAGCGCAAGGCCAGGGGCAAGGAATAAGCTCCTGGCCCGCTTGCGTACCGGGGTGGTGAGGCTATGCCTTGGGGCAGCATGGGATCTATATGGGCAGAGTTTGGCCTTGACTACACGAAGTTCCAGCAGGGCGTTCAGCAGGTAACGAAGGAGCTTGTTACGCTCGACGGCAAGTACCAGGAAGCCGCGAAGCGGATGGAGCAGACCGTTAATGCGGCCATGGAGCGCCTTGGGGCGACCATATCCGCGGCGTCGTCGAAGCAGTCGCTCCTCGGAGACTCGTTTGACGGGAACGCGGCCAAGGCGAGGGCCTTGGAACAGGCGCTGGACGAACTGCTCATGGCTGGCGTCAGCCCCACGAACGAGCGTGTGCAGGAGCTGGCCCAGGAACTTAAGAACATGCAGACTCGCATGGAAGAGTCTGCCAGAGCAGCACAACAAGCAGCACGGGATGCAGAGCCGTTGTCGGCGCGTTTGCGTGAGATGGGCCAGGAGTTGACGAAACTGGGCGCTCAGATGAGCATAGGTTTGTCCGCTCCGCTAGCTGCGCTGCAAGGGTTCGCTGCCAAGGCATCTATGGAGTTCGAGACTGCCATGGCCAAAGTATGGACGATCACCGAT